CTTTGCCTTCTTTGAGATTGGTGTCCTCAAGGTCTTTGATTCCACCCTTTCGTAGCATCCTATTTGCCCTTCGAGTCAAAGCAATTGGGACTGGCCCGTCCTGCTCGTACCCTTCTTGATGCTTGATTCCGTATCCCACAGCGTCCAGTAGAAACAACGAGATTCGATTGCCGCCGCCGCTTGAGGAACGCCCATGTAGTCCGTTGTACAGGGCGCTGGTATCTCGCAAAGGCAAACCGCCGGCACGCCAATATTTGTAATCGTCCGGGTTCCAAAGTTCGGGATACTTGTGTTCGGAATCTCCGCTGTTGTCGATTCGCCGCTTCGCGTTGGTAACCAGCACCTGCCTGAGACCGGGATTGCGCACCAAAGCGTTGAGAGTCTTCTTCTTGATTTGACTCTGCAACTGACTGGCTCTGATTCGCACGTTTCTCGCCATCAGTACACTCGATCCGCACGGTCTGGGAAGTAGTCGCTGTCCGACACCATGTTGATCTGGCCTCGCGTCTGGTTTCGCATGACCTTGACCGCCGCTTTGCCCGCGTCGGGAGATGTTGTGTAATTGAAGATGCGTTTCCCGGTAGACAACGCTTCCAAAGTTGCTGTTGCCTCACCAATCATGGCTACAACGTCGGGGGGAGCGTTTGCCGCCTTGCCTCTGAACAGGTGTTTCACTGTCAGCGAACAGCAAAGCGATTTCAGTGTCCAATCGTCGTCTGTCTTGATTGTGTCAAGTGCTCCCGTTGAGTACAGACCACCACGAAGTGCGTATGACTGGATCTCAGCAGACGCCTTCTCAATTGCGTTGAGCGCAATTGTGTTGGATTCGTTCATCGTTCCGGGTGAACCAGAGTACGAACACAGTTGCTTGAGCATTCTGGAGTCGAACGATTCGATAAGTTCCGCAACAGTTATGTATTTGGTTTGTGCCATATGTTCCAACCGAAAGCGGGTAGGGATCCGTGAAGACCCCTACCCGCCATGAAGGGGTGGGCTATTTGCCCTGAGTGTGGAGGCTCGACTTATTCAGTGTCCGTGACGAGGAACCCGGAAAGCGGAGCAGTCAGAGCGATTGCCGAATCATCGACAACGCGCCCGCGGGTGCGCCGGTTCCAAGTGTCGTCCATCGTTTCAACAGTCATGTCCTCATGGGCAAAGCAGGTGACGGTTGAGAAGTCGGGGACTCCTTCCGTACCCATCAGGCCACCCGGACGGCTGACGAAGGCGATGCAGTCGCTGTACATAGCGGAGCGTGCCTTGGTAGCGCCCTTGCGATTCGTCACGCGGCTGGTCGTGTCAACCACGATGCCGCCAATTCCGAAGAACTGGTTGAGCAGTGCGAAGTCGTCAAACTCGCCCTGTCCGCGAACGAAGTTGGCTGCGAACGGTGAACCTTGGAAGTACTCACGGTACTCAGGAGCCTGAGTGATTGCGTGAGCGGTCGCCGTTCCCATGATTGCGATGATGTCACGGGGATGGACAGCCTCGCCGGTGTTGTCGAGAATGTTCTCGACGACGCCGTTGAACAACTTCTGGATGTATGCGTTTGCCGAAGACGATCCTGCAATCTTGCCTCCGCCAGTGGCGGTTGCAGAAGCAGTTGTGCCTGTAGGCCAGTTGCCCGAAGTGGTGAGCAGGTTTGCTGCGCGATACGAACGAAGACGCATGGCCTTGGAGGCGGCGATTCGAGCGTGAGCGGCAACAATGTCCCAATCAGCGTTGCTGACGGAACGATGCCCAAGGGTGAAGGTCGGGCTAAACCGTTCGGTTGTGTACGTGGTGAACTCGTGGTCAACCTGATTGCCTTCGGGAGCGTCGTTGCCGTCACGCCAAACGTAATCGTTTGTGCTGACGATACGGCTTGCCTCTTCCTCGTCAATCTTGAGGTAGTACCCAGTTGTCTTGGAAACCGGAGTCAGTTTGCAATACTGCGTGACTGGGAACGAGTTGGGGGAACGGGTAAACTCGACTTGAATCTGCCCCGTCGCCTCTGAGAATGTTGGGACGAAAGTATTACTTCCGCCGGGTGCGACTTCTGCCATTGTGAAAATCCTCTAATAAGTGAAAGGGTCAGATTACGAAAGTGCTGGTCGAATAACCAGTGGTTGCCAGTACATACGGATGATTGCGCCTGCTGCGCCAGATTCCAAAGCAATACCAATGTGGTTCTGGTTGACTGCTCCCGATCCGGCTGCTTCAACGGCTTTGCCGTCTGCGTCAGTCTTCAGTCCGTTGCCTCTGGTGACAGAACCACCACATTCAATCAGAACTACGTTTCCGGGTTGAAGAGAAACAGGGTCTCCCGATTCGGCGTGATTGGCTGAATCGAAAGCCTTCGTGTCTCCACCTGCAACGCCCATGCTAATGTTGTTAGCGTTGGACTCTCCGCAAGCGTTATCCGCGCTTCCGGTCGGTGCAACAGCGCGGTAAGGTCGAATGTCCCCGCCCGCTACGAGATTTGGGTGCATCTGCTGTGCCATGTTCATTATCTCCGTTTACCGGTTTCAACCGGCCTTGATTTCTTCGTCAAAGACCTGCTGGAACTGATCCGCGCTAAGTCCCTCTTTGGTCATACGAGCAACCGCGCGGTCGCTTGCGTTCTTACGGTCAAATGCGGTGTACTCGCTCTTGCCCTGAACCTTGGAGCCGGTCAGGTCGAGACGACGACCGATTGGGTCCTTGGTCAGAGTGGATCGCCAGAAGGTCAACTTGCCTTCAACGTCCTTGGTTGAGAGCAGTTCGGAGATCATATGGTCGCGGTGCTTGGCGACACGATACCCGTCTGAAGCGAGGTTATCGAGGATCTTACCGAACTCGGCCTTACGAAGTTCAATACCAAGTTTGCGAGCAGTCTTCCGGAAAGCATTGCGCTGTTCCTTCAGTCGCTTGAACTTAGCAAGGAATGCCTTGCCGTTCTTGGTCTTGCGAATGCGTGAGAAGATTTCCTTATCTTCCTTGTCATCCTCTTTCTCTTCGTACTTGCGCATTTCCTTCTCGTCGTCCATCTCGTCTTCTTCGTATTCGGCTTTCTCGGCGTCTTCCATAACGTCGTCGTCCGAAGCCATCTGCATCTTGAGTTCTTCCAACTCGCCACGCAGTTCTTCGTTCTCAGCCTTCAACTTGTTTACGAGTTCGTTGTCCGCTCCGCCTTCTGTGGCGGGCATCATCTCGTCCTGTTCTGGCATTTCATGTTCCTTTTTTTCTTCGCCAAGCGTTGGCACAAACGTATTTCCCCCGCCGGGCGAAACCTGTTCAAAGGTGACAGGACGGGTGTAAGTAGATTTATTTCCGATCTTGGTAAACCGGGTGTCTCTGAGCGGGCGGGCTGGCGTCTCCCTACCAAGGAGTGCAACTTCGGACATTTGCCCATCACTCCAAATCTCGGCAGAGCGGCGAGGGAAACGATTGGAGGCAACGTAACTGTCGAAGTCATTCTTCGACATTACGACATCTCCAATGATGCCCGGCCCGCTGTAGACTTCCCCGCTGTCCGTTCGGATGTTGATGTCCTTCCGCTCGATGGAAACGATGTCCCCGAGTGCTTCGGAAGGTGCTGTGTTGTTCTCGTCTTGGTGCAGCATTACCAGTTTGGGGTTGCAACCGGCACTCATGTGCTGCTTTGTACGATCAATGATCTTCTCGATGGTGTCGGCGTCGAAGTCTTCGATCTCCGAATCACCCGAGTCGAAACCGGGGATATGTCCAACAAACAGTTCAAGGTCGTGGATGGTGACCTTGCTTCCGTCTTCCGAGATGTTATGCGACGGGTACATATCTGCCGCCGGTTCGTTTGTCATGGTTGCCTTCTTATACGTTATTGGTTCTCTTGTCACGCCAAAAACGTGCTTTGATTTGCCAATTAGGAATTATTGCCATCTTGCTGAAGGTTCCGATTGTCCGCTAAGTACCTCTGGAAGTCGTTGGCCGATATTCTCCATTGGCCTCTGACTCGTGTTGCACCAATGGAACCCTCTCGTGCCATTCGGTACACGGTGTCCCTGCATACGCCCAACGCTCTAGCAACCTCGGACGCCGACAACTGTTTGCTTGTGTCTATCATGCAACTCTGGAAAGCAGACTGAAACCGGGATCAGGGTATTCGCCGCCGTCAATGTACGACTGCATCTCCCTGTTGTGGTTGCCAATTGCCTTCCAATCCAGTTCGTATTCGCCCGCCAAGAAACCCATACGCCCCGCCTCGCTCCATGTGATGATACGCGTGCCGCCTCGGCAGTTGTATCCATTCGGGGGGTGCAGGTTCATGCGGTCGAAGTATTCAGACGTATTCACATAGCCGTCCATGGCTGCGTGGTGTGGCCTCGATCTGTTGTCATCAATCTCCGTCAGCATAATCAACGGAGCAATGTCCTGCACGTCAGACGACCTATATGCAGCGGCGTTGGCTTCGTTGAATGCCGTGCTGAGATTGGTCCGAAACACCGTTTCAAGTCTCGCAGCAACTGCATCCTGTTGACCTTCGAGGAAATCGGGGCCGACGATTTCGGCTGCCTTGGTCACGAAGTCCTGCGATTGCAGCACGTTATCGGCGCTGACCCCTCGCATTGAATCGGCAATCAACTTGCGTAAATCAACCAGCACAGATTGGTCGTCAACGTCGGTGACCCAGAACGCTCGATTTGCAGCATCAGCAAGTGCGTTCGTTGACCCGTCCAATTTCGCTGCTACGCCGAGTTTCTCCGCCTGTGCAATCTGCAGTGCCTGTTCCTCAGCGACCTGTGCCATATGAACGGCGTTGCTGCGAATCATCGGGATTCGTTCTTCAAACAACTCGATTGCTTCTTGGTACGGAGCCACCTCAAAGCCGGCCATTTCGGCCTCGACAGGCCAATCCTTGGCGAAGGTGGACTTGCCGGTGTCGTATTGATATTCGACCCCAGCGTCCTCTGAGTCCTTGACCACGACGGCGAGCCCCAACATTTGAGTCAGCACAAACGCCTTCGCCATCACGGTTTGGAAATCAGCCCACGCCTCAGCGTTCGGCTTGCCTTCGATGGTCGACGCCACGGCCTCAATGTACGGCCCCAATGCCTCCGCATATGCAGCGGCAATCAGTTCGTCCAATTCGGCTTCAACGTGGTTTCGTGCCACCGATTAGTCGTCCTGCATATCGTCAAGTGTTTCTTGATATGTTTCTATGACTTTGGTTCTTATCTTCTTCTCAAAGTCATCGCCCGCCTCTTTGCTGACTGTGGACTCCAAATGATCCGCTCCCGCGTCAATCCACTTTTGAGCGTTCTCGAATTCCGCCGCCTCAAGATTGTTGACGATAGACTCAAGAATGTCCCCATTGTCATCGGGATGAATGTTGTGTTTCTTCAGAGCATTCTCGTCCAACAAAGCGTTATCAAACACGCCAGATAGTTGATACTCGCCCAAAAGAGGGTTCATTTCTTCGGTCATGGCCATGTCCACTGCCAATTGTTCGTCGTCACTCAACCCACCGGAATGACCGCCACCCCAATAATGCTCTCCAAAGCCGCCAATGTCGCCGCTTTGAGCGCGAGCGATAGCCATGTCAATCGTCACTGGTCCCAGTCCGCCTGCAATCTCGCCCTGACTCTCAGATGCTGCATCGTCGAGATCCGGTTGAACATCACTATCCATTAGCAGATCAGACAAATGATCGTGAACTTGATCTGGCAATTCTTCTTTCGCTGCGGTGTCCATGTCTCCAAACAACTTGGTGGCACGTGACCATTCCCCCGTTTCGACAGCTTCGGCCAAATCGTTCAATTGAGCAACATCAGCGGCAATCATTGAAGCGTCTTCGTCGTCCATATCGGACGGGTCGAACTGATCCATGTAGTTCTGTGCTGCCTGTTTGATGCCCTCGGCTGCACCCTTGGTATCTTCTGATACAGAAGTGCTGGCTTTATCCTCGCCACCTTCGTCGCCGTCATCGGGCATCTCACCCATGAAATCGTCAATGATGTTCTCTACCTCTCGCATTGCTTTCTCATAATCGCCATCGTCGATCATCTCGTCGTACTTGGTCATGGTGTCATCATCGACAGCACCCATATCGACGGCCTCATCCAACAATTCGGTCGCTTGTAGGTGCAGACCCATTTCCTCTTCGGACGGTTGATCCCCGCCACCTTGGTCGCCGGAGGTGTTCTTGCCATCGCCGTCGCCGCCGCAACTGTTGCCGGGTTGAAATCCACCGCCGCCATCTTTGTTGGCACCACAGTCCGTTGCGAACGTGCGTTTATTGCCGTCTTTGGAATATGTGTAATCCGACATACCACCCCCACCTGAAAGTTGGTCTCCTTCAAGCATGATTTCTCGGGCCTTTTTCGGAGACACCATATGCGGCTTGTATTTGTCCAGAATCTCTTTCGGAATGAACTTTCGATCTTTCTTGTCCATGATTGAAAGTTCGATGCCGATGTCTTTCGGTGAGAAATCGTTGAATACATCACTGAAGTTCTCAAGGATTTCAATCGCGAGATCGTTCTCGTTTTTCTCTGCTTCTTTCACTGCACTGTTTAGGGCTGTTCGAGCCTTGCCCTTACTGATTGAAGCAGAAGATTTCTTGCCGTCGCCGCCACCGCCGCAGGTGTTTCCAGATTGGAACCCACCGCCGCCGTCCTTGTTGGCACCACAATCAAACGTGAACTTGTGGCGTGCCTTGGGGCTAATCTGGTGCTGGTACTTGCTCGCTTCGTTGCGAGCGCGGTTGTTGAAGGAGGTCATGGTGTGGGGTTCCTGTGGTTAGTCTTTCTTGTCCATTTGTTCAGCGTGTCGTTTGGCCCAACCGGCTCCTGCGCCATCGGGATCAGCGGGATCGCCACCCCAGAGCAGCCAAGCGATTACGCCGGCAGACGGGTAGTCCTTGTGACCGCGTTTGGCCGCGGGTGCGCTGAGATCTGATCGGTGCCTTGAGAAGAACGAGTGCATACGCTTGACCGTATCGGCTGAAACACCGTCGCCGTTGCTGATGTTTCTGGCTCGTGCCACTCCGACGTCCGTTCCACCTCGACCGTGTTCCTTCCTCAATTCCAAACCACGTTCTGCCAAATTAGCCATTTCAGCCGTGGGCTGATAACTGTCCTCTTTGTCGTGTTTCGTCTTCATTGAGTAGCGGTATTTGTTGTACGCGTCGGTCGGCGTAGGAACCTTGCCGAAGTTCATGAAACCACCGGACTGTTGCTGTTGTTCCGCTGTGGAGTCGAACGGGTTGCCCCCAAACATGTCGTCCACGCTTTCGCCCGCTTGCGCGGCAAGGTATTCGGCCTCGGCTGCGTATTGAGGCTGCCGCATCAAGATGGGTTCGCCTTCCTCGGGTTCGGTCAAGCCGAGCATTTCCCGTGCCTGACTTTGAGACACGGTGCCGCCCAACGACACGAACTGCTGAACCGATTCCATGAACTCCTTGGTGTTCTCCTTCTCCAACGAGAACGAGAACTTGGGTTTGTGCGGCGTGTCGCCAAAGTTCATCTCGTGGTATCGCCAGACCAATTCACGAGTCAGCGAATCCTCGAGGTTCATGGCGTCCGCTTGGACAATCCTACGGAACGTTTCGGCATGATGGTCGCCAACGGACGATCCCAATCCAGTTGAGGTGGCCTCGGTCGTGGCGGTTTGTCCGATGATCAATTCCTTGATCTGTCCGGACAGATACCCCTCGATCAGGTCTGCGAACGTGCGAGCGTGGCCCGAATTGACCTCTTGGATCTCGACTGAATAGGCGTCTCGGTTCTCGCCTGTCTGCCTTGGGATGACGACCGATACGTCGCCCACCAGATTCTCCAGCACTTCCTCCATGACATCCTTGGCGGCGTTGTTGCCGTCCGGGTACGTGCCGACTCGGATGCCCATGCCGTATCGCTCGATCCAAGTCATCCAGAATTGGAGAGCGGTCTGCTTCATCATCCAGTTGTACCAGACGACATCACGAAGGCCACGTCCGGCGTATGCAAAGCCTGCCTCTTCCGGCACTTCGTAGTCTGCACCTTGGCGACCGTGCGTGTGAAGGATGACCAACTTGCGTTCCTGCTCGTCGAGGAAATGGGTCATGCCGTGTGGACCCTGCTGCTTCTCGCCGTCGTACTTGAGTCCGACGTACATGATGAGGTCGCCGTATTCGGTGAACCCAAGCGTGTCGGAATGAATCGGCATCCATTCGCCGGGTACGATGTAGCCGTTCTTCATGATGGGCGTCATCTGAACAGCGGCGGGGCCGTACCAGATGGCGTCCAGCAACGTCATGTAGAACTCAATTGGCTTCTGGAGGTTGGTTCGGATTATGGATTCCAACTTCTGTGCCTGTTGAACCTGCACTGGATCGCCGTCGTCTTCGGGCTTGATCTCCCATTCAAGCAATGCCACGGCTGATTTACGCTGATACAACGGCGACATGATGTCCGGATCACGCCGCATCTGCCGCTGAAGTTTGCGATCCTTGCGCAGTC